GTTATCACAGCATTGAGAGAGTTATCAATGAGAGAGAAAAACTTTCCAACTTCATTTAGTCAATACTACCAGCATATCGAAAGCTGGTATGTATCTAGAAAAACATTGTTGGTTGATACAATCAAAGGGATGAAAGCAAATTATGAGTAGTGTAGCAACAGGTACAAAAGTATTATTGTTTGCATTTCTTGAGTTTAATTCTTTTGATGAATGCAATGTAGCTTTGGAATATCTTAAACCATATGCACATCACGATATTATTGCTGAGTGTGAATGGCATAATCATAGTGATGTTTTCTTTTTCACTCATGCTGAACGACACGCTTTTTTTGCAAAGGAACCTTTACAAAGACCACAAATTATAGTAGATTTAAGTAATAACAAGGAGAACAACAAATGAAAAATAATCGCATGGGTTTTATTGGTGGTACAGATGCCACTAGAATTATGAAAGGTAATTGGCATGACCTTTGGCTAGAAAAAACTGGTCAAAAAGAACCAGAAGATTTATCTGATGTTATTGCTGTGCAAATTGGTATAGCTACAGAAGAATATAATCTTAGTTTAGTTGAGAAAGAATATAATGTTACATTCTGGAAACAAGAAGAGTTTTCTCTGGCAAATGTAAATGGAAACGTACCTTATATTGGTACTGTTGATGGATACTATGAGGGTATACCAAAAATTGATCAATCTTTTATTGTTGAATGTAAACATACATATGAAAACAATACGATAAGAAATCAACTGAATAATTATATGCCACAATTACAATTCTATATGTTTATAGCAAATGTAGACTTTTGTTATTTTTCTAATTTGTTTGGCAATAGAAAGTGGGATTGTGTAAAAGTACAGAAAGATAATAACTATATTATTTCTATGAATAAAACTATCAAAATATTTTGGGATTGTGTTATCAATAAAGAAGCACCAACGGACCAAGTTCTTGATACACCATGTATAGACAAAATATTAATTGATGATATGATTGCCAGGGATGCAACAACAGACAACGAATTTATTAGTCTTGCACATGATTATATTGATTCAATTGCATCTGCTAAAACAAATGAAAGAGCAAAGAAAGATTTAAAATCTATGGTTGCTGCTAATGAACGAGAAGTGTACTCAGATATTCTTAGTATTACTAGGGATAAAAGAGGTGCATTAAGATTTAATGTAAAATAATGGTTAATAAAGGAGAACAAAATGACCAATAAAAATCAAGCAATAACTGACTATATCAAAGCCCAAAAGCAAATGGGTAAGGCAATTAAAAATTCAATCAACCCACATTTCAGAAGTCAGTATGCTGACTTAGGTAATGTTCTTGATGCTTGCCTTGCTGCATTTCATAATAATAATTTTTCATTCATGCAACCAAGTGGCAGAGATGAACATGGTGATTATGTTGAAACAAAAATTACACATGAAACAGGACAAGAATTTACATCAAGAGTTTATTTAGTAATCGACAAACAAACTATGCAAGGGTTAGGTTCAGCCATCACCTATGCCAGAAGGTATGGCGCATTAGAGATGGCAGGTCTAGCACCAGAAGATGATGATGCAAACGAAGCATCAAAACAACCAAGAAAAGTATTGCCTATCAAACAAAAAACGGAGGGTTTCTAATGGCAGAAGAATACGATAATAAAAATAAAGGTGCTGCATTTCCACCATTTCCAGACCAAGAGTTTATCTTGTCTGGCAAATTAGATATAGATGGAGATGAAAAACAATGTGTTTATATCAGAGGTGAAACTGCTAAAGGCAAACAGATTATACGTATCTATCAAGAGATAGGTATTATGTTTAAGAATGATAGTGTCAATGAAAATGCGCCAGTATGGTCTGGTGAATTAGAACAACATAATAAAAAAATTGCTGCTTGGAAAAGACAATCAGCAAACACACCATCTTTTTTAAGTTTAGCAGTTACTGATAGAGATGAAACAAAATCTATTGACCAATCAACAAAACCGATAGATGATGACATACCATTCTAAGAATACGAGCAGACAAAACGTGTTGTTCTCCAAATAACTTGGTTTTCTCTGCTCACCATTTTTGTCTTGTCACCTTTTGAGTTTAAGCATAATCGACAAGATAAAAAACCCCCCTCCTAGTTACGCCTGTTTTGCCTAAACAGTAGGAGGGGGTAGTTTTAGCTAGGACATTATTATAGAAAGGGAGGGTTTAAGAAAGTCCTAACTTAACTGGAAATGAGGTCCATCAATAAAAGGTCTGCGAGGTGGTTTACCTCTACGTCTGGAATCTATATATTCATTCATAGCTTCTTCCATAGTGCCTTCCCAATTAGAAATATTTATAGTCCAAGCAGCACCCCAAATAATATTTACCTTTTGATTTCTTGAAGCTTCAGCCATTGCATCTGCAATATCATCATAAAGATTTAACTCCCATGATGCTCTCGAACCAACATAAGCCATGAGGTCAACAGCATGAGATTTACCTGTTGCTTCTTGTGGTAAATGTAAACTATTCATAGTTTGTGAAGCACCTTTCTTAACTAATTCTGCTTGCTCTGATTTAGTTCTAACACCACAGATAACACCAAAGTCTACTTTAGTAAGTGTAATTGCTTCTTTTACTACAGAGATTAGATTTTCATGTACGCCTTCTAACTTTCCTAAACTTCTATCAGATAATTTAAATGCCATAATTACTCCTTTAATTTATTTCTTGCGACACCTTTTGATTTTTCAAAACTTCTCATGCCACCCAATCCTAAAAGCGAAAGTGTTAAAGTCATAAGTTCACTACTATCAAGAGTAGGTAATTCAAGCCATGGATACCACATCATAGCAATCCATTCACCAATGGGTAATATAAAAAAATTACAAAGCAAACCTAAACAACATACCCACATAATAGCTGGTCTGGCACCAGCAACAAAAATGCTGGAATGTTTAGCTTGCTCTATATTAGCTTGGCTTTGTGCTAAATCTAAATCAATAAGTTTCTTTTTTAACTCTGCTCGCAGTTGGTTCTTCTTATCTTTATCTTCAACAAACTCACCAACAACACCAGATACAACACCCAATACATCTTTAATCATTCTTTCTTTCCACTTCCTAAAAACACAGCAAACGCACCAGTTAATGCGCCTGTCATTACAGATGGTAAAGCTGCTTGTTCTAATGATGGGTCTGGCAATGATATAAACCATTCGATAACACGAAATGTCATTACTATTAATGATAACATTATAAGTCTAGGAATGATTCTCCATTTGTCTAATCGTTCTGGATTCATTTAATAAACAACCACCATGGTTCAAACGTCATTGCTTCCCAATAAGCCAATAGTAAAGCAATTAAAACTAAAAGCATAATAAAATTTTGCGACATTCATCATTATAGTTTTCTTAAATAATAAGCAAAATAAAATAAACCAATAGCACCTGCAATAACAATACAAGCTGCAAAGATAATACTAAGTATATTTAAAATTTCATTTCTTCTTCTTATTGCAGCATACCGTGTTTCACGTTCATTCTTCTTAGCTTCTCTTCTAAACTGCTCAAACTTATTCCAACCTTTTATACCACGTGTAGATATAATAATATCTTTGAGTTGTTTTTCATAGTCCATTGCTTTTTCATAAGCAATGTAAGAGCTAAGAGGGTCAGACTTATCGTTTTTTTGTTTAGCTTCTTTTGCTCCATCAATAAAAGAAAAAAGATTATTTAAATCTTTAGACATAGAATGGAGTTCTTTCCCCATACTAATACCTTTTTTAACTGCTGTAAAAGCAATTAACATTCCTGATACTGGGTCCACCATTTTATTTACTCACTATCCTATAGGAACAATTGTATCTACCCATAGTCTATCAGCTTCATCAGAAGCTGTAACTGTATTACCATCAGTATTAACAAGACTATCACATGAATTTAAATAAGTAAGTAAATCATTTTTAGATGCAATTACTGATGTACCTGTTGATAATGAAGCACCTTTATTTACAAAACCTAAATAATATTCAACACCATCAATAATATTACTATGAATACTAACATAATTACGATCTAAATAATTATTAATTTCTGATGGAATAACACCATCTTTTTTTCTTGTAAAAATAAATTTAACTAACTCTACTTGTGCCATGATTCAAACTTTCATAATCTAATTTTTGAAATCCTCTACTTTTTAAATAATCTATTGGCATATTTTCATATTTATCTGCACAACTCTCTAACCATTTAATCTGCATTTCATGTGTAGGAATACCACCATCTTTTATAACTTGTTGTTCATAATTTAAATACATATTAA